AGGAACATCCAAGTGAACCTCGCCGCGATGTCCCACCAGGTGAAGCTGTAGCCGATGTTGAACGGCCGGCCCAGCCTCACACCCTTCGGCTCTCCGAACTCAGTGGCTTGCTCGAAGTCCTCGAACTGGCTCGGTTGCATCACCGATTCGACCGGTTCGCTGACGTCGAAGGTCAGGCCGTTGAGCAGGGCATCCCGCTCAGAGTTGAAGATCCGAAGCGACGCTTGGAACTCACGCCAGAGGCCGTTGATGTTCCTTCCGCCGACGGTCTCGTGCAGTGCATCGGCGTTCTGGTTGTAGCCGCGCTCGAAGCCGAGGATGGACATGATCTGGAGCTCGCAGTCTCGCAGAATGATGTCCTCGAGCGTGAGGGTGGGTTCGTGGTCGAGCGATGGAGGCAGGATGAGCTGGTTCATGCGCGTCCAAACCTCACAATCAGGCGGGTGGCTTCTGAGGTGGCACCAACTCGCTTCGATCCAGCTGCAACTGGCGCAGTCGCTGTCTGGGCACCTGTGCCCACAACGAGGTTGCCGCTTGCAGCATCGACGTAGTAGTTGGAACCAGCCACACCACCGAACTCAACGATCTCGCCGTCGGTCATGATGTCGATCGGATCGCCAGCCTTGGCGTTGTCCGGCTTGCACACCACACCGACATAGCCGGCAGTTCCGGCAACGGCCCCGAAGGTGACTCGGCCATTCACATCGAGCATCGCCCCACGGGGCGCGGCTTGGCCTGTGTAGTCAGCAGCGAGAGTTGCTCGGAACCCACCAGAGACGGGATCGTACTTGTCGATCCTGGCCATGTAGTGGTTTCCTCTCTAGCGGTTGAGGGCTCGGTACTTCCTTTTGAGCTCCTCATCTGATGGTTCACTTCCCTTGCGGCGGCTTTTGCTGAAGCTTGAACCACTGCGGACCTTCCGATCCTCCTTGGTTAGCAGGAGGTGCGGAGACTTCTTGGCCAACGCCTTCACAGCGTCGATGACAGAGTCTTCGTCCACCTCAATCTCTGAGGGGTCGTCGTCATCCTGGTCGACTTCGATCACCGTGCGGTTGATCAGGGCAAGCGCCTCGTTGGCGTCCTTGAACTCACCCGCGTGCTTGATGATGAGGTTGTCGACAGCAGCCTTCTGCAACTTCTGGGCAAGTCTCTTTTCCCGGTTGTTGCGCTCAGCATCTACCTCAGGCTTGGTCTCCTCTTCCTTGTCTTCACTCCCGTTGGAAGTGGCGGCCGACAGTCGCTTGACCTCGCGTTCGAGGCGCTTCCTGGCCATCCGTTCCTTCCGAAGCGCCGACTTCAGACTCTCAGTGTCGTCGGACTTGGATTCGGATTCCTTACCTTCGGACTCATCGCCCTCGTCGCCTTCGTCTTCGCCAGGCTCATCAGAGGTCTCCTCTTCTTCGCCGGGGTCGTCCTCAGACTCGCTTCCCTCTTCGCTGCCTTCATCTTCACCATCTTCGAAGCCAACAATGAGTTCATCTCTGAGCCACCATGGGTCCTGTGTGGGCATCTCGCCCCTTTCCGAGCATCCCGCTCTGTTTACCAGTAGCATCACGCTTACTGGGTCTGCTGTTGTCTCGGCGTCTGAGTTGCCTCAGTACCTCGAGATTCGTTGGGCCGGTTACGGTTGTTTGACTGATTCTGCGGTACCGACTTCCCGTTGGCATTCGTAGGACCAGCGCCGTTGACCGGCGATTCGAACATCCTCACTTCGGTGAGCGCTTTCTGCTCTGCGAGGACTTCCTTTTCCATGTCGTCTGGGAACTTGTACCCCAGCTTCTCCATCTCGGTACGGTAGTACTTACGCGAGATGACCATGCGATCCAGCATGTTGTTCAGCTCGTTGAGACGCTCAACCCGGTTGACGGGGAGCTTGTCACCGAGCGTGATCTTTACTTCCTTCTCGACGAAGTTAACCGTTTCGTACGCGGCGAACCAGAAGTTCAAGTCGAAGAAGAAGTGTTCCAGCAGGGCAGTGCCGGTCCAGTCACGCTGTTGAATCTTCGCCAGTGTCGGCATGAACCTCATTGCCAGGGCGATCCCAGACTCAGCCAACTGCACATCGACCTGAGAAGTGCGGAAGGTGGAAGAACCCTCGTACAGAGCATCTGTGATGAACTTCAGGTGATCCTGCATCGGAGTAACTGTACCCACACCCTGCACTCGCGTAAGCGTGTTGTTCGTCGGTACCTCGATCACGATGCCCGGCGAAATCTCCCAGGGTAGAGGGTTACCCTGGTTGTCTGAAGGTTGAGGTGCGTCAGTCGCGTAGACGCCCAAACCGTCGAGAGCCAGGGCGAGTTCCTCGTCACTTACGGTCTGGTTGATCGAGGATTGAAGGAACTCGAAGCCACGAAGTTCTGAGCTGCCGAAGGGTTGGCCCTGCCAGTCGATGTTCTTGAAGTGGTAGACGGGCAAGGTCTGAATCGGCTCAGGGAGCAGTTCTTCAGCCAACACAGTCTTCTTGACCTTGGCACCCTTGCCCTTCCACCATCCTTCAACCTCGAGGACCTCCTCCTTTCGGGAGACGCTTCGAGTCCCCATCCCTTCCTCTTCGCCCACGTACATGTACCGCAGCCGCTTGATGTAGGTCTTGTTGTCTTCCACGTCGGTGAAGACGTCCACGAGGTCCGCACCGATGATCTTGTCGGGGTCCAGCGGGTCGGTGATGGGGAAGTACTGCGAGGGGTCGACGCTGTTGAAGCTCACTCTCTTGCCATCGGGCTTGAGAGGATCTCCGGTGACATGGAGGATCCAGTCGCCTCGCACCACACCCGACAGCTTGGCTGTGTGGAACTTGGCGTAGAACTCCTCCCGCTTCAGCCACTGCGTCAACCACTTCCCGTAAGCACTCTCTGGGTCGTCGCCTTCCGGGGCGATTCCGAGGTCCTTGAGCAGGTAGTGAGCGGTCTCGTTGACGACGGTGCGAGCGTTGGGGATGTAGACCGGCTTGTCGTTCGTTCCCCGCATGCTGAGTTCGAAGGTGTTGGGGTTGGACCAGTAGATCCGATCGTACGTGTCATAGGAGGCGATCCGCTCACGATCGAACTCTGGCACCCACAGTTCCTCGTCAACGAAGAACGGAACTACCGTTGAGTACGGGGTCATTACGTCGGACATGTCACCTCCTAAACTTCGCCTTGTGCTGCTTGGTCACACCCTTACCCTCTTCCTTGATGTCGAAGTACCCCTTCATGAACCGGCCGAGAGCTTCCGGACCATGGTTGTCTTTGTCCATGGGCACCTCGCTGTCGCCCTTGATGTCAGACCGGTGTTCGGGCCACCGATACCCCTCACGCATCTCCCACGCCAGGTGGGGGCATCTCCAACGATCCACCTGGAGCTTCGCCTGATTGTCCGGATGATCGTCGTCAAGGTGTGGATACCGGCGCTTCAGTTTCGAGCGCGTGAGGGCGAGGCGTGTCTTCAGCTCACCGCCGGTGTTGGTCCTGGCTTGCACCTTGAGGTTCTTCACGAGGATGTTGGTGTCGTCGGGTTCAGCCGGGTCAGGGTAGAACGCGACCAACTTGTCGACCAGGGGGTGGTTCTTTAGGGTGTGCTTGGCGATGTCGTCCGTATCCGTCAGAGTGATGTAATGCTCTTCCAGAACGTAGACATTATCGAACTCATCCACTTGAATCCAGAGCCAAACAAATGGGTTGGTGTAGCCGTAATCAACTGCACCGTAAAGAGGCAGATCGGGATTGTACTTAAGGTCACGCAGGTGGAGGTCATCATCCCACTCCTGCATAACTCTTCCCACCTTTTCGACGAACTCTCCGCCATACTGGCGCTGGAACTCGTCCTCGGTGAGATCCTCCTCTGCCTCCAAGATTTCAACGTCTTGCCTTCCGCCTGGGAAAACGATGGTGTTGGTCCACGATGGCTTCTTCCAAGAGGCCCAAGGTTTGCGATCTACAGCCTGACCCCTCTGATATCCCCAGTACAGCAGCGAGACATCAGTCGCAATCTCAGGTACTCCAGTCATCAGTGACCACCCTCGCTTGTCCGAGAGCGCTGGCCTAACGTACTGAGTAAACATCGACCGCTTGAGTCGACCAGCCTCACAGAGCAGCACCCAGTCCAATCCTTCACCGACCAGGGTCTCAGGATGTGCGGCAGATCGACATTGCACATCCCAGCCCCAGCTAGTCTTGATGTGCATGTTTCCGTTCTCTACATTGTGAAGAAACTTGGATGAGACCGTATCCACACCCAACTCCCTCAAAGAGTTGTAGAGGACTCTGTACTCCTTTTCGCAGTCCACGTACTGTGGGCCGATGATCCACCCCAGCTGGGGCTCGCCTCGGAGGTTCTTCACGAAGGCTGTGACCTCGGCCTCTTTGCCGCCCAGCAGAGTCTTCCCCCACCGTCGCCCATTACTAAGCGCACGATGGCGGGCACGACTGTAGTGAACCTCAGCCTGTGCAGGGAAAGGGTCGTATCCAGTTTCGTGGAAGTAGACATCTTTCCTCAGCACTCGACCAGGGCCGATCTGAGTTGCTGTCACTCAGGTTCCGATCCAGGCATCTCGCCTAGCCATGCCGAGCGGTCCAATGGCGCGTTGGGGTCCTCAACCCCAGTGGTGTACCCCAGCCGCAGTTTCTCCGACGCCGACAGAGCATCAACCGGCTTATCCGGGAGCCCAGTGGTCGCGTCTCGACCAGCAAACTCACTCACACCTTTACTCATGGGATTCCTCTTCTGCTGTACGCTGTAGGTCGGCCATGGCTCCCTTGGTCACAAGATAGTGGTCGCCTGTGTGGTTCTTACGTAGCGAGCACGCCTCATCGTTCTCTTGGTAGGGGCACATGTACTCTGGCGGGACATAGGTCATAGCAGCATCCCTTCGATGAGAGGCTGCACTAGATTGAGCATGGTCCTGGCGCCGAGAGCGGTTTCGTGAGTCCGGTCGGACTGGTAAAGGGTGAGGTCGTTGCAGTTTGGCATCACGGTCATGTAGTCGACTGTAGCGTCGAACGCGATGCTGGCGTCGGCCAGGATCAGAGCGTTGCCGTCGAACATGTTCTGCCGCATCAACTGGCGTACGTAGTTACCTGTCGCCAGTATACCCGTTCCTGCTGTTGTGGTGCACCCGGTGATGGTAGTGGCAGTCGACCCGGTATAGGTGACCGTTGCCACCCCAGCCGAAGTTTGCACGACTACGGTGTTGGTCCCAGAGATGATGGTGCCCGGCGTCGTGGTGCTAGCCACGTTTAGGACACCCGCTCCAGCAAAGGTGGTCACATCTACTCCATTAGAGCCAACCGCCACCGTCGAAGCGATCCCGTAGTCGCCATCGGGCACAGTAGCGCCGATCATCTTGATCCGCCCCGCCGCCGCCAGGCTCTTAACATAGACGGACATGGAAACCATGTCGGCGTACGCCTGGGCCCCGGTGCGGTTGAAGGCGTAGTCGCCCTGTCCACCATTCATGTTGAACACGACCCGCTCCGCCTTAGTAGCCCAGTAGCCGTAGTAAAGTCTCCAGTCGTCCTTCTTCCACTGCAGCCAGCCGATACCGGGGATGTAGCCTCGCACGACTCGGGCTCGGCCGTAGAACCGCTGACGTAGCTGTTGGTAGTAGGAGCTCGGTCCTGAGCCTCCAGGCTCACTGTTCAAGGACTGGCCCAGAGTAACGATGAGGTTGCGGCTTGCGTTGAATGAGGGCATTACGGCCTCGTAGTGACACGGACAATGCCGTTGCCACCATTACCGCCCGGTCCACCACCCGCACCATTGGTGAACCCTCCTCCGCCGCCTCCACCAGCACCAACCGCACCGTTGCCGCCCCTGATGGTCGAGTCCCTACCGGCACCTCCACCGCCGCTCCCGGTGAAGGCGTCGTTGGCGGTGCCGTCCGAACCGCCGAACGCTCCGGCACTGGCCGCACCACCGAGCGTAGTTCCGTCGGCGTAACCATTCACGTCTCCGCCGTTGGCCCCGCTGAACGCAGTATTGGAAGCGTTGCGGCCACCACCGCCACCGCCACCGCCCGACCCGATGGGTATCGGGGTCACCTGTCCGGCAGTGTAGACACCGAACTCATTGACGTTGAGATCTGCCGCTGCAGCCACGCCGCCACCTTTGCTGCCGGGTGCGCCCGGCCACATACCTCTAGCTCCAGCAACAGTAGCGCCTCCTACGCCGCCATCGGTGGACGTGCCTCTGACCCCCCCAGCTCCACCTGAGGCGTAAACATACTTGCCGAAGAAGCTGGCGTTGAGAGCCGCACCGCCGTTGCCGTCAGCCCCGTCAGTGGTGTCGACGGTGGGAGCAGCACCACCGCCAGCACCTTGTCCCACCTGGCCGGTGACGGTACTGGGTAGGTCACCGGCGATGAACTCAACGGCAGAGCGGAACCCGGCCTGACCGCCTCCGCCTCCGCCCCGGATGGTGCTAGCGGCACCGCGACGACCAGACCCACCACCCCCACCCGCACCGACAAGTTCCACCTTGACCAAGCTAGAAGCCGTAGCCCAAGAAGGCATGACCCAGGTGAACGCACCAGCCGTGGTGAACGTCTGCACATCGGAGAGAACATCAGTTGCCACCACGGCCGGATTCGACGTGTTCGGCGTGGTGGCATAACCCGGCGCAAGAGGCAACTGCGGAGCTTCTATGACGGACCACACATTCGATCCTGCGTAGATGGCGTTGAGCACCTGATCCCGAGCCGTCAAGTTGATCCCAGTCGGTCCTACCGCTGACTGGAAACGATCAGTACCGCCAAGTGTGACCGAGCAGTTGAAGGCCCCGGCCACGGCGATGAGCGTAACGGCGAACTGGAATCCGACCGCTGGGTTGGGCGGGACGGTGAGTGGGACACTGGCTGAAGTGGCGTCAACACGCACGAAGTCATTGGCCGCAATCGTGTATGCGCTGGTCTTGATCCCGGTGATAGTCAGCGCTCCTGGTGGCCCCTGAGGACCTTGAGGGCCTTGGACACCT